ACGTAGCCAGCCAATCAGATGGGGCTGCTAGGTATTTATTGCCGGCTGTAGCATTACCAGTAACATTTTTACGCAAGGCTGGTAGCTGCACCGAGTTGTAAATCCGCTGTTCGGCCTGTTCAATGAACGTGTTAATGTCCGTTGTCGAGAACGTATTCTCGCAGTAGTCCTGAATAGCGGTTACAAGTTGGTTGTAGTTCATTATTGCGTATTGTTGCTGTGTTTGTTGCCTTTAGTGGCAGCGCCCGTGCCGCGAGTCTTCACGGTTTGGGTTTTGTCGATGCTTTCCGGGTACCCATTTTGGCCCATATCTACCGAGTATTCTTTCGGCTGAACGTACTTCTCCAGCGGGTCCGGGGTAGTAGCAGGGAAATATTCAAACTTATCGGAGTTCATATTTGCTCTCTTACCGGCCACGGCCGGTGCTGCGCTGGTTCATGACTCGGGCCATATTGCGGCCGTACTTCTTCATATCAGCAGTGGCAACGCCGCCCTTTTTCATACCGTGCATGCGCTTTTCGTGGGCTTTGACTTCCACGTCAGCAATTTTCTTAACAGTCTTCTTGTCCATGAAGCACTCCTAATTTGTTGTTACTGTTACTGTTCCTACTTGCCCTTCAGCAAGAAGGTTGTTTGGGATGGGTAGGTCTAAAGAATTATTAAATCCTACAGGGTCCCACCCCCACTGAATTATTCTACTGCCCTCACCAATGGTGCCTGTTGCTGTTAGTCCTGACTGGTAGTAGCTCACATCAGGTCTAGGATTTCTTACTGCTTGCGGGTCGTTGACCGGGTACAAACCTAAAGATAACTGCGGCTGGTCAGGTTCCCAACAGGTTGGGCATACGAGTATGTTAATGTTTTTTGTCTTAATAACCAACCGCTTTAGTTGTTTTAGCTTGTACCTAAAGCCGCAACGGTCGCACTCCGCAATACTATTCTTGCCGGACGAAAACTTTGAGGCCATTTACCAACCACCGCCACCAACATACCCAACACGGGGCGCCAGTCTAATAGCTGCCTTCTCGCGGTCTTCGTCTGCAGCGAGTTGAAATTGTTGTTCGTAGTCAGATTTAAGCATCTCGATGCGGTTCATAGCATCGGGGATTTTCATAGACATGTAGTAAGCCAGCCCAGCAACCATAGCCGGCAAGAATCGGAACGGAATGTCCTGAGTAGTAACGCCGTTACCTGCGTCCTGAATCCGGCGCATGCGCCAGTAAATAAACGTGTAGTAGTTATCCAAATTGGCCGTCGGCCAAATATTAATCTTAGGGCTATCTACACCGGTACTCGGATTTGTTCCTGCAGGCTGGCCCCCGACCGGATAAGTAGCACCCGACTGACGGTTAATCCACACCTGAATCGGGCGGCCTTGGGCGTTTTTATTAGGAATCATTGCGTACGTAGATTCGGAAATACGCGTGATGTTGATGTCGATTTGGTTCTGGCCGGTGCCGTTACGTATAACGTGGTCAAGCAGGTCGATAGTATCCGCCGGAATGTCGTAGGCGATGGTGCCTTGAGTTAGCGGAACGCTACCTTGCTCAATAGTCCAGAGGTTGATGCCTCGGTTTGCCCACTCAATAGTCAGCAGATTCAACGACCTACGTGCAGTACGCATATCATAGCCGGTACGCAGTTCAGCACCGCAACGCTCAAAAGCTTCTTCTACAAGGCTGTTGAGGTCTAGATTAAATCCTGTTGTGCCGGAAGTGGTCATTTGTTTTTCAACTGCTTCTTGAGTTTAGAGGTCATGCCCTTGTGGACAATGATAGAGCCGCCTTTGGCTTTTTTGCTGGATTTAGAGCCTGTGAAAATAGATGCCGGTGCCGGGGCGGGTGCTGCCGCTGCTGGTTGGAAAATAGACAGTGGAGATGCTTTAGGGGCAGCGGCGGGTTTAGATGCGGGGGCCGGAGCGGGGGCGGGTCTAGGGGCAGAAACTGCTGGTGCTGGTGCCGGGGCGGGTGCAGAAGTTGCAGGGGCCGGGGCGGGCGCTGCCGCCGAAGTTGTTGGTGCCGGGGCTGGGGTTGCCGCAACAGGCGCGGAATATACTTTGGCTTTACCCATCTGAGTTTGGGTAGCCTTTTGGTCCGTTTTGATTTGCGCTGCTTGTTTGTTTGCGGTTTCTAGAGCAGCATTAGCAGCCTTCATTTGCTCAGGCGTTTTAGCATTTTTTACATCTTTTTTAGCTTGGGCAATATCTTTTGAAGCCGCAGTTGCGCTTCCTTTATACAACGAATTAATTTGGTTCTTGTCAAGGCCCGATAGCTGGTCCGTAGTATAGTTTTTATATGTGCTGTACTGATACTTTTCCTTGCCAGTAGCAGGGTCAATCTTTGCGGCGGCAGCATCGGCTGCTGCTTTTGAATCTGCTTGCCCTTTTCGCACGTCTTCAGGAGAAAGCGTTGCGTCTTCGGGGACATATGACTGTGAGCCTACCCCTGTTTCTTCTCTACCCTTGTCAAATTTACTAATAGCTTCGCCAGTATCCGAAAGTTCGGAATCTGCGGCGGGTTTAGCGCCCGCTTGTTGTTGGCTAATCAGCTTGTCTAGCCGGTCTTGCAAAGAAGAAATCTGGCTTTCGTATTGGCTTTGTTTTTCAGCAAACGGGTTTTGTTGCTGTTGAGGCTGTTGTTGGTACTGTTGTTGGTACTGTTGTTGGTACTGTTGCGGGTACTGCGGCTCAAAGAAGTCAGGCTCGTATGCACCACGACCGCCGCCCTTGCCGCCAAAAGAACTTTGGAACGATTGTGGAATCGGCATTTCTTGGTACTGGGGCTGTTGCTGTTGGATATTGTCCCCGGGCAGACTTGCGGAAGGGTCCATGCGACTTGCAAGCCGGTTCATGTTATAGCCAAAAATATTGGGGCCGGTCGGCTGGTATCTCTGAGGAGTTTGTGACTGGGTAGTAGACGACTGGGACGGCTGTTGCAGTTGGGGTCCGGCGCCCATGCCGCCGCCTTTGCCGCCGTATTGCTGGCCCATAGACTGAGATTGGCCTGTGGTTGTAGGGGATGCACCAATACCGGTGTTCCCTTGAGACTGCCCGAATCCTCCGCCCATACCCATATTACAAATCCTTTAAAATCATCATGTGGTCTGGTTTATACCCACGATTTTTAAGCTTGCTTCTGCTCCAGCCAATCCGGCCAGAAAACGTAAGCATATCGCAGCCCTGTGACCTAGCCCAACTAAACACAGACTCTTCCATATTGATTAGTTCATCAATATTGCCCCCCGCTAGAAAAATATGAATCGACTTTCTTTTGGGGTAGTTGATGAGCTGCGAGACTAGCGCTGTTTCTCTGGCCGGCCACAACTGCAGCTCACCTTTGGAAATCTGGTCCGCCACGTCCTGTAATTCATGCGTCCCGTTACAGTATTCCAACGCGTCACTAATATACTTCTCACACTCTTTGAACTTCACCGCCCATTCAGGCATGGTTCCGTCCTCGTCCCGATACCGTTCGTAGTCCATTTATTTTTTCGCTGTTAGTGCCGACTTTTTAAAATCCATCGCTGAAGGTGCACCCTTACTGCCGGGCTTGCGCATTTTTTCACCAGAGCCTGCAGCGATACGCTTGCGCTTAGCGTTAATGTTTTCGTACAAACCACCCTTCTTATACTGAGTTACTTCGTTGGGGTTATCCTTGCGCTGAATGGTCTTAGCCTTCGGCATCTTGGAAGGTTTGATACAACCCATACCCCGACTCGGTCTCATAGCATTTTCCCACGGGTTTTGCCACGAACTGCACAGCCGTCAGCACGGCGGGAAGCCGAAGACTTAACCGCGCCGCCTTTCTTAAAGCCGAGCTTTTCCTTGCGGGCCTTTTTATAGCCCTCGACATACTCTTTGTCTTTACTACCAAAGAGGGCTTTGTCCAAGGGGTCAGATACGTTTTCCGTGAACAACTTTTCTAGCTTGCTGCCTTCACGGTCTTTGTACGTATCTTTACCCTTGCGGTAGCCTTCTTCGTACTCGGTCTCAATCTTTTTGCTGTCGGCCATGATTACGCCTTAAATGATTTTGCCCTTGGTCTTACCTTTTTTGGTAACACCGTCAGCAGCGCGGACATAACCGCCACCGGCCATGCACTTCACTCGGCCGCCCTTCTTCATGTTCATCGAACCCAAATCCTTAGCAGTCGGCAGTTCCTTCTTAACGCCACCAGCCTTCATGCCACAGACCTTGCCACCTTTGGCTTTTTTAATAGCGGGAGCAAATGCTTTCGCGCCAGCGCCCATAGGAGTACGGCCCGGGTCAATTCGCGAAATAGTTTCGCCCGTATCGCGTATCTCGGCAGCGGGTTTAGCTGCAGGGGTAGGCGAAGAAGTTCGGGGGGCAGGGGCAGCGGGTTTAGCTGCGGGAGCAAAGGATTTTTTTGCTTGCAGGTTTTGAATTTGGCTTTGCAAGCGCCCATATGGGTTAGCCTTAGCAGCGGGTTTAGCTGCGGGTGCGGGTTTGCCTCGTACTAAATCTTGATAGTCTTTCATCCCTTTGGTTAACGAAGCCGGAGATTTTGCGAGTTTGGGGGCGGGCGCGGGTTTGCCAAACATCTTCAATTTATTCGCGCCCGTGTCCTTAACTTCAGCCTTCTCGTGCTTAACCATCGACTTCGGGGCGCCCTTAGCCTTCATAAAGTCCACTTCCTTCTTAACCATCTTCTTGGATTCAGCCATTTCACCACCTCGTTTAAATTGTTTGCCTTTATCGGCTTTGTTAAATTCTTTCCCAACACTTTGCGGGATACCGACCTTCTTGGCAAACTTCGGGTTATGAGCCACCGCTGCCATCAGGTTATGTTGCTTTTTACTTACGCTAGGCATAATTTCAACACTTCCA